CAGGAGAAAAAAATAGTAAAAATTTTTATGAAACTGATGGTCCGTTATGTTTATTTTTTGAAAAGAATTTAATTCTTAATAATAAAAAAGGTAATTGGGTTATTGCTAGTAAATTAGATCATGATGTATTTGGTCAAAAAGTTATATCAACAGATTTAATACATTGGTATGCAAATGGCTCAAGTCATCCATTTCCAGATAATTCAACTTCATTTACTGAAGGTTCTGCTGTTTTAGAATCTGGTTTAACATATGTATTAACTAATAATACTGGTGCTGCAATTGGATCAACAGATTTAAGTACAGATGGTAATAGAGCATTATTTGTAAGTGGTACTGGTGCTGATAGTGAAGTACACCAACAATTAATGTATCAAACAGCAATAAAAACTAATGTAGCAGGAACTTTAGTTGATGCAGCACAATATAAATCAAATCCAAAAGACAATAAAGTATCTAGCTCTATACCAAGAGAATATCATTTAACAAGAAAAAATAAATGGTATGATACAGTTATAGCAGCACAACCTTGGATGTGGACGTATGAAAGATCTACATATTCTGTAGGAGCTGGTACAGATACATTTGTAAATTTAGGAACAAATACTACTAATATAAGTGATGCTGTATGTCCTGCAAGTAATTGGCATAAAGGTACTACTAATGCTGCTGCTGCAATGTCAGATTTTTCAATTAATGATCGTGTTAATACTTTAAATACTTTAGTGCCAGAAGTAGGTATGCGTTTATTTGGCGAAAATATACATCCAACTACAAATCAAGATGTATTTATAGAAAATGTAGAAAATGTTGGATCTAGTACAAATCATAGACTATTAACATTAAATCAAACAATATCTATGTTAACTAGTGCTAACACACAAAATTTACGATTATCATTTGATTTTAATATTCCTGATAATAATAAATCACTTTGTTTAGAAAGAAATTCTGTTCATGTTATAACAAAAGAACCACATGAAGAAATTATTATAACAGATGGTAGATCTTTAGCTTCCACTATGATAACAAGCGGAACTCCAGTTGCTTTACAAAAAGTTAATAAAGCAGAAATTTTTATCTAGACAACTTTCTAGAAATAATATAAATTCTATTATTAATAAATAAGGAGGTATCATGATCACAGCAATTATGATTATTGATCAAGATCCAACTGGATCTATAAAAATCGGAACTAAGTTTGAAAAATCAGAAGTTACTCCAGATGAAATGGAGTTTATGTCTGAATTTCAAATGATTCTTGAAGCGTATGCAAAAGAAAGTGGAAAGTTAATGGATGGAGGATTAATTTTACAGCAAGACGAAACTGTTGTTGCTGAAAATCCAATACCAGCCGTAAAAGTTATTCTCAAGCATTTTGAACATAGTGGAAAAACTTGGGAAGAATTAGAACCATATCTCATTGAACAAATAGCAGGTATTACATTTAGACATGCTACTAACAAAGAGATGGATAAATATAAACATTTAATTAAGGAAGATTAAGAATGTCAAATATAATTAAGCAAGACTTAGTAGTACCATTAGGCGAAGGAATTACAGCAAGAGGAGCGTCTGTTACAGTTGCAAAAGATGTTAAATATGAAGCGGTTGAAAGAGCATTACAAAGTGTAGCAACATTAGAAAAAATGAGTCAATGGTGGATGGGAGATATTGCATTACAAGCACAAGATATATTAGGTGAAGAATATTCACAAATAGAAGCAGTAGTAGAAACTACTGTTGGTGTTAAATATAAAACATTTCAACACTATAAATATATGGCAAAAAAATTCCCTCCAAATCAAAGATGCAATTTACCATTTGCATATCATGAAACTGTAGTAAAGCTAGATGTTCCAAAACGTAAAGAAATGTTACAAATAGCTGATAGTAATGAAATGACTATTGGTGAATTTAGAAGACATGTTAGAACAGAGTTTCCAAAGAAACGAAAAGAAGGTTCTGATGATGTAGAGTTTGTATTAGGTACAGTTAGCTTATCACATGGTGATATAGATATGAGTACTGTATTTGATATTATTAGTGATCCTATGAATAGGAAAGTAACTAAAAAAGAATTGAATGATATGGGTTTATATGCTTTAACAAACCAAGATCAAGTTCATGTTATTGTTATGAAATCATTAAAACAACATAAAGAAATTAAAGAAGAAGTAATTTTTTAGGAGGTAAAAATGGATAAGGGTGCTCTTTTAGAAGAATATTTAACTAAGTATAGCGATAAACCTACGTTAACATTAGCTAAATTAATTTATAAAGAGCATCCTGCTCTTTTTATATCTATTGAAAATTGTAGAAGTATGCTTAGATATAGGCGTGGTAATAAAGGTGAACATGATAGAAATAATGCAAAAAACAAAGATTTGTTTAGACCTAATGGTAAAGCTGGATTTTCAATACCAGTACCTAAATCAATAGCAAAACCACCTAAAGATATTAAATTACCAAATGGTAATTATGCAATATTATCAGATATACATGTACCATATCATGATGACGATGCTTTAGATGCATGTTTAGATTATTTAGATAAACAAAATATAGATCATATTGTATTGAATGGAGATGTTGCTGATTTCTTTTCTATATCGAGATGGGAAAAAAACCCAGAAGAAAGAAATCTTTCAAAGGAATTGATGTTAGTTCGTCAGTTCCTTTCTCATTTAAGGGAACGTTATCCACAAGCACGTATCTTTTATAAAATAGGTAATCATGAAGAACGATGGGAAAAATATATGTGGTCTAAAGCACCAGAGATATGTGGCTTATCAGAGTTTCAAATGTATGATTTATTAGAATTTTCTAAATATGGAATAGAAGAAGTAAGTGGCAGACAACGTATGAAAGCAGGTAAAAATCTTACTATTATACATGGTCATGAAATATTTGGATCAGCAGCACCAGTTAACTTTGCTAGAACATTACAAACTAATTTAGGTGTATGTGCTATAGCAGGACATAGACATACAACATCACAGCATTGTTTTAAAACAGCAGATGATAAATATATACATTGTTGGTCTTTAGGATGTTTATGTGATATGCGACCAGAATATGCTACATTTAATAAATGGAATCATGGATTTGCTATGATGCAATTAAAAGGTAATGATTTTATTATAGATAATAAACGTATTATTAAAGGCAATGTTGTTTAATGTCTAAACAAATAAGATATAACTTAGAATTTGATGAAACAGAACATCCAGGATATATAGAATTATATATATGGAGAAACTATAAACATTGTCAAAAACTAGGTGGTAAATTATTAGAACGTTGGCAACATATGAAACAAGCAATACAAATACTTTTTCCAGAAGAATTTGTAATGCAAAAAGATGCTTATAGTTATACATCTAGAGGTTATGTATGGAATAAATGGATGGAACGAAGATGCCAATCATTTATGAATGGAGATAGAGAATTTCAAACTTGGTGGGGAGCATCAGCAACTGGTAAATCTACAGATGCTGGAATACTAGCATTATGTGCATGGCTTGCATCACCACACAATACAACTGTTATAGTATGTTCTACTACTAGTAAAATGTTAGAAAAACGTATTTGGAGAGAAGTAGTACGTTTTTATAAAATGCGTGAAAATGAATTACCAGGTGTATTACGTAGAAGTACTACAAGTATTTTATTTGATCCAGATAATCCTTTAGCAGGTATACATGGTGTTGCAGTACAAATGGGAACACAAGCTGATGCATTAGGTAACTTAATAGGTATGCATAATGATTATGTATATTTAATAGTTGACGAAATGCAAGCTACACGTGAAGCAGCAGTAACAGCATGGGATAATTTATCTTCTGGATTATTAGAAGGCGGGTTTTTAGGTATGGGAAACCCTATGTCTAAAATGGATCCATTAGGAGCTAAATCTATTCCAATAGGTGGATGGGAAAAACTTTCTAGTGAATTAGAAGAATGGAAAACACCTAAAGGTCATTGTTTATATTTTGATGGATTAAAAAGTCCAGGAGTAGATGATCAAGAAAAATATCCTTTTTTATTAACACAAAAACAAATTAATGAAATGAAAGTAGATCCTGGTGAAGATAGTCCAAGATTTTGGACCATGCGTAGAGGGTTTTTACCGCCAGATGGTATTATATGGGCTATATTAAGTGAACGAGCAATATCAGAATATCATGTTAAAGATACTGTAGTATGGGCTCAAGAGCCTAATATAGTAGTAGGAATAGATCCAGCTTACTCTGCTGGTGGAGATAAATGTATTTTATATCCTGCAAAAGTTGGAATAGCCAATGATGGTGAGTATAAAATAGAATTTCAAGCTCCAGTTAGAATTAATCTAGTAGCTAAAGAAGATGAATTAATGTTAGATACATTATGTACAGATATTAAAAATCATTTATATGCATTAGATGTACCTGCTAGTCATATTGGTATGGATTGTACAGGTAACCAATGGATGTTAGCAGATGCATTAGAAAAATCATTAGGTGAAACTGGAATAATGCGTGTTAAATTTTCTGGTAGTGCTAGTAATGATCCTATATCTATGCAAGATAAAAGACCTGGTAAAGATTTATATTCTAATTATGTAACAGAATTATGGGGTAGATTTGGTTTATATGCATCAAATGATATGATTAGAAATTTAGATGATGAAGCTTGTAAACAATTTTGTACAAGATTATTAGATTTTAGTAGTAATGATAGTAGAAAAGTAACAATAGAATCTAAAGTTATTTTAAGAGAAAGATTAGGATTTTCACCTGATGAAGCTGATGCTGCAGTTGTAGCTTTAGAAGTTGTACGTAAAGAATTAAATATTTTACCAATGCAAAACAAAGGTGGATTAGGCTTTCAAAGCCAAGATAATTTTGAAGAATTAGCTGATTTAGAAGAAGATATGATGCGTGAAGATGGTTTTGTACATGAATATGAAATGGAGGAGGATATAGATTACAATGTCTAAAATAAAAGATATGTCATTAACTCCACCTCCTGGTTGGAATTATTATATTCCTGAAACTAAAAATTTAATAGAAGCGGAAGATTATGAAGAATTAATAGATTTTATTTATTATAATTATTATATTAATAAAATTGAACCACCAAATAATTTAGAAGATTTAGTTCATGCTGATATATGCAAACAAAGTCCTACAGGAATATGTACTGAAGAAAATAAATTAGTTATTTTACCTGTAGATATTCTTAATGGAACAACAGCATTTTCAATAATGATGCGTAAAGGAAAAGGTGCTTTTGTTGATATAGAAGAAGCAGAAAGACGTGCATCTATATGTGCTACATGTCCTTTAAATGTTGAAAATCCAGGTTGTTATTCTTGTAAAGGTTTCGAAAGGATAGTAAAAAGTGCACAAAAAGGTAGAAAAACATCGAAAGATGAGCAATTAAATGTATGTGCTGTATGTAAATGCTTTACAAAAGCATTAGTTCATGTAGATTTAGGGATAATAAAAGCAACGACAAAGGAATCGCATGCAAGTCGATACCCAAATCATTGTTGGAAAAAAACTTTAATTAAGGAGTAATTTATTATGGCAAATAAAAAATTAAATATGAAAATTGATTGGACCTTTAAAGAAACTACAGGTTATCCAAGTATGATTGGAATAGCTAAAGTTAGCGTAAAAACACAAGATGGTCAATCTTTTAATAAAGAAATGTCACAAAAAGGTACAAGTGAAGTAGATTGTGTTCGTACATTATCTCGTGTTTCTCATTTTCAAGATTTAATTAAAATGCTTGCAGTTGTAGCAATAGATGATGTGCCAGAAAAATTTGTTGATAAACCTAAAAAAACCAGGAAAAAATCTAATGCGAAAAATAACTGATCCACATATGGCACATTCTTTAGTACAAGATTTGATTAATCACGATCAAACTAGAGCTAATAAACGTATTAAAGTAAGTGGAATGGTAAGTGGCAATGCACCTTTTGATGGAGACACTTTAAAAAAAACAGGTCAAGCACATAGATGTAATGTTAATTTTAGAGAAGGCGAAGGCATTATTAATGCTAGAAATACATCATTCTTTGAATTATTTTTAGATGGTAGAGATATTATACAATGTCAATTAAAAGATGTTGCTCAATATATGGGTAGAGGAACATTTTGGGAACAAATTGTTACTACAGAAATGAAGCGTTGTATTAAAAGCTGGAATGGTTTTAATTTTGAAATGATGCAATTAGCTAATTCTATGAATTTACATGGTGATGCATTCCCTATGTTTGGTCATAATGATTCTTGGAAATTTAGAACCTTTAAAACAGGTGAAGTTTTATTTCCTAAAAATACTAAAGCATCTGTAGATTATATAGATTGTGCTGTTGTATTAGATACAATGACAATACCTGAATTATATCAATATCTTGGTAATACATCTGCAACTCAAATGGGTTGGAATAAATCTATTATAAAAGAATTAATAGAAAATAGTGTTAAGAAAAATGCTTATGACACTACAGATTGGGAAGAATTACAAAGAGATATAGAAAATAATGCATTAGCATACGAACATGTATTAACAAGTGAAATCAAAGTAGCTCATATATTAGTACGTGAAAACGATGGAATGATTAGTCATTATATTCAAGAACGTGGCAAACAAGCAGATTTCATATACGAATGTATGGATGCATATGAAAGTATAGAAGAAATATTTGTACCATTTATATGTAATATTGGTAATGGATATTATCATGGCGTTAAAGGCGTAGGTGCAAGAATTTATCCAAGTGTTGTAATTAACAATAGATTTTTATGTAGAGCAGTAGATGGTGCTATGGATAGTGCATCTATGGTTGTAGCATTCAAAGATGGTACAAATAGAAAAGGTAAAACATTAAGATTAGGTAATCAAATTATATTACCACCTGGTGCAGGTTTAGAATCTAATAATTTATCACAAAATCTTAATGGTATTACACAAATGTATGGTTTGTTATCACAAGTAAATCAATCGAGTGTAGGTGTTAAAAGACCAGGATTAGGAAACATAGCTAAAGCAGATACACAAAATTACACAGCACGTAGTGCTAATATGCAAGTTATGGAAGAAATGGAATTAGAAAAAATGGATATAGCATTATATTACTCTCAAGTAGATATGTTATATTCACAAATGGGATTAAGAATATTAAAAGCTAAAGATAAACAATCTAAAGATTTTAAAAAACGTTGTATAGAACAAGGTGTACCTAAAGAGTTATTAACTGATTATGATGCATGGGAGTTTAGAGCACCAAGAGGTGTAGGTTCTGGATCTCATGTAATGAAAAATATTACAACACAAGATATGTTATCAATTGCACCATACTTACCAGAGTTAGGTAAACGTGCAGTTATAGAAGATTTCATTGAAGCTAGAGGTGGAGCAGAATCTGTTAATAGATATTATCCTCCATTTGAAGGTGCTAAGATGCCTACAAAGAGTAGTCAAATAGCAAATTTAGAAAATAATGATATGATTGAAGGTAAAAAATCAATTGTTAGTGTAGATGATATGCATAGTAAACATTTAGAAACACATATGCCATTTGCATTACAACAAGCATCAGCAGTATTAAAAAATCCAAAACCAGAATTTGTTCAAGAAGTTATGAAAGCTGCACCAGCATTTATTGAGCATATAAGTAATCATTTAGGATTTATTAAAGGTGATAAATTACATGCTAAAGACTTTAAACAATATAGCCAACAGTTAAAACAATTAATGGAAATAGTAGAACAAGTACAAAAAATTGCATCAGCTATGATGAAAGAGCAAGAAAATAAACAAAAAGCTCAACAAAAACAAATGCAAGAAATTGCACAACGTGGTGATCAAACTGAAATGCAAAAGAAATTAATGGAAATTAAAGCAGAACAAGAATTTAAAATCTTAAAAGAACAACATAATCATGAAGTGCGTGTAGCTAAAGCTAAACATGGAATGGAAATAGCAGAAGCTAAAGCAATGAATGAAATTCAATTACAACAATTAAAAGCATCTAATGAACTTAAGGAGAATTAATGAATGAAGATGAAGTTACACAATACTTAGATGAACTTAATATAGAAGGTTCTGATTTACATAGAAAATATGTCAACTGGAAATCTAGTAAAATGACAAAACT